GCAGAAAAAAGTAACCGAGCCTTACTTGGTAGACGCCCTGTCTTTTACGGAAGCGGAAGCTCGCATCATCGAGGAGATCCGCCCCTTCATCACGGGTGAGTTCACGGTAACAGACATTAAACGAGCTCGTTTATCCGAATTATTCTTCAACGAGAATGGTGACCGGTTCTATAAGATCAAGGTTTATTTTATAACATTGGACGAGAAGAGCGGAGCGGAAAAGAAAACCGCCGCACAAATGCTTGCCCAAGCCTCTAGTCTAAAAGAGGCCATAACCGTGCTAGAAGAAGGCATGAAGGGGACAATGGCGGATTACACCATAGCCTCTGTCACGGAGACAATGATCATGGACGTATTCCCGTTCAACGCGGATGTCAATAAGAGAGTTGTAGATATCGATAAAAAAGAGATAGAGAAATCATTGTCCGACACCTCTAAATCAATAGAGGATAAGATGAGAGAGTGCAAGGATATCATAACCCGTGATCCCAAGGAAGGGGACGGAGATCTCATTACGAGAACGCAATCCTTCATCAGGCAAAAGGCCGGGCATGACAAGAGCAAGTTCAAGGAGGCCGCAATAGAGATCGCCTTGCTCCAGAAATCACCAGCTTCCCAAGTATGGTTCATGGGATGTGGACAGCTATTAATCGAGGAGTTGGAGGTTTAATAAATAAAAAGATCATGAAGAAATTTATCAACAAACACTGGATATTGATATTGGCCATAGCCTTTATTCCGGTAGGGAACAGAGTTTTTAACCATGTTGACGCATGGCTAGGAATAGTCATTATGTTAACTAGTTCATTATTTATAATTTACAAACTATTTAATTTTATCAAGAATGAAAAGGACAAGTTTTAAGTTTTTTACTATAGCGATAATCGCTATGGTATTTTTATCCTCTTGTGAACGTGTAGCACCTAATTACGCTGGGGTATTGATGGAAAATTACGGGAAACAAGGGAAGGAGGATTTCAAGGTCGTATCGGGCAAGGTTTCAACTTGGGAATGGGGCACGGAATTATTTCAAGTCCCGCTATTCGACCAACGAGGCGAGTTCGGAAGCCCTGTCACGTTAAAAGCCGCAGACAATACGGAGTTTAACGCACGCCCCACTTACTCCTACAAGGTCATCAAAAACAGGGCAATAGACGTTGTTTTCGATAACAAACACATAGACAAGGCTGATACGGAATCAGGCAAAGACGGTTTCATGCAATCATTGGAGGATAATATACTAGAACCTCGCATCTATGACCTGATCAAGGAGGAAAGCCGTAAACATAAGACCGATAGCTTAATGGCAGACGGAGGTTCGCTTCTTTTTGAGAAACGCCTTGAGCAGATTGTAGATAAGGAATTCGAGAAAAGAGGTCTTCAATTACTCACATTCTCGGCGCAATTAGAGTTTTCCAAGGCGGTTCGCGAGAAAATTGATAGTAGAAATGAAGTTAACACCAATATTTCGGTTTTAGACCAGCAGATAGCGGAGCAACGGAAACGCAACGAGTTGGAGCAATTGAAAACGGAACAAGCGTTAATCACCTCGAGAGGATTGACTAAAGAAATTCTCTATAAGCAGTTTATCGACAAATGGGATGGTCGTACCCCCATTTATGGAGCGATACCCGATTTAATAAAGATTCAGAACTAAGGATATTAATATTAGAGTGTGTTTTTCATGGTATTAGATTTGGGTTAGTTAATGATTATCCCCGCCGTCCGTGAGGATATGCGGGGATTTCGGGCGGTAAGTATTCCGGGATGAAACGTTACGGAGTGCGCATGACGTAAAGAGGCCGGTTCGATCCCGGCACCGTCCACCAACAACAAATAACAATCATGGATTTCGGTAACGACATTCCGGATTACGATCCGGACGATTTTGACAATTACGATTATGAGTGACATTTTTCAAAGCCTGTTATTATCCTTCGGGGTGATAACGTTCATATTCGCTATCCTAGCGATAATTTTTATTGTATTAATCTTGATAGACGACAAGTACAAATGAGGAATATCGAATCACAGACCCAGCAAGCTTGCGTCAGATACTTCCGTCTCCAATACCCGAGATACGCAGGATGCTTCTTTAGCGTCCCGAACGGAGGACGGAGGGACACGGTAACCGGGGCTATACTGAAAGCGGAAGGGGCATTGGCCGGGGTCGCCGATCTGTTCCTGTCAGTCCCGAATAACGTCCATCACGGTCTGTACGTGGAAATGAAGACAAGAAAAGGCCGGCAACAGGACAGCCAGAAGGCATTCCAAAAGGCGGTAGAGGCTCAAGGGTACAGATATGAGATATGCCGATCGCTGGACGATTTCATTGCGCTTATAAAAGACTACTTGAATGGCTAAGAAACCTACCAAGCAACCCGAGCGTATCAGATGCGCCGATTGCGTGCACGGCAAGCATCACAAGGGGCTATGCGTTTGGTGCATCATACATGATGCAGGACGGGTAGCTAACTCCACGAGATTTTGTAACACTTTTAAAAAGAGAAGATAATATGGAACAAGAGAAATTTGATTTATGGTGCGTGGTCGAGTTATTCGGCCATTCAAGGATAGCGGGAAGATGTACGGAACAGAACGTGGCCGGTACCAATATGCTTCGGGTAGACGTTCCGGATACAAGTAACCAGCCCAGTTTCACCCGCTTTCTCTCATCGGGGGCCATATACGCTATAAATCCTGTCTCCGAGGAAGTAGCAAGGCAAATGGCGGAGAACCTGCAAATACAACCTGTAAATATATGGGATGTAAACCACCTTGTAGACCAGAAACTAAAGTCCTTGCAGGGCGGCGAGTCTCCGGATTTTGATTTTTAGTATATGGATAAGGGTTTCATTATGCTCTCTCGTAAGTTTTTTTCTAATGAAATGTGGGAAGCAGCCCGGACATTCTCGGAGTGCGAAGCGTGGCTTGATCTAATACAATCAGCACGATTTGAGGCAACCGACACGATTGAATGTATCGGAGGTAGAGAAATAACATATGGGAGAGGACAATATCCGGCTTCAAACCGTTTCCTCGCTGGTAAATGGAAATGGGGAGAACAAAAAGTCAAGACATTTCTTGCCAAGTTAAAACGGAAAGGAATGATAACTACGGATAAAAGCCAAGGGATGAATGTCATAACTCTTGTTAAATACAACGAATACAATGGTAATATCCCAACAAGCAACCCACAAAGCAACCCAGTAAACAACCTTTCAATAAACGACTTAGAGAGTTTGATAACTCAATTGATATCCCATAGAACAACCCAGTGCCAACCCAGCGATAACCCAAATAATAATAAAGATAATACTTTAAGAGAGAGTCTTAATACGCGTGAGACGCTTTTCGAGAATTTCAAGAATGAGTTATTGGGGGACGAGGAATGGCGCAGATACGCTTGCCAGATATCGGGATTGAGCGTCGCTTTCAATGACCTCATTCCCGGCGAGCTGGATAACTTCCTCGCTTGGATGGTATCCACCGGGGAGGGCGATACGCTAAAAACGATAGATGACGTTAAGAGACGATTCACCTATTGGTGGCAGGGAACAGGACTAAGGGCTTATAATCAAAGACATAATGGAGGAACAAGAAAAGAAACTTTCGGAGGCTATACAAGCCATGCGGGGGCCTACGGAAAAAGAGAGGCTCCAGCAAAAACAGATGTTCAACCTAGTGAAGAAGCACGCAAGGACTATACAGAACGTTTCTAGGTACGATCTCTCGGACGATACGGAGTACATCAGCCACGCCCGGATGATAAAGGCGCTAGGTTGTAATTACCTAGGGATCGAGAGGCGGCAATTCGAGACAGACAGGGGGAATGACAAGGTTTTGAGATTCCTGTTGTATTATTTCAACGATTGCCCGTTGGCCGAGTCCGTATTCCCGGAGGAGAACTATAAGCTGCACAAGAACCTCCTTATCGTGGGAGATCCGGGAACGGGCAAAACGCTCATGATGCAGATATTCGCCGATTATCTGAAATTGACGGATAACCCCAAACGCTTCGTGAACCTATCCGTGACCCAGATGATGAACTATTACAAGATCCATGGTCACATAGACAGGTTCACGTACAACGAGGAGGCCGGGAAAGGGAGCATGGAAGGGAACCCGTTCGATATCTGCCTTAACGATATCGGTCTTGAGACGGAGAACCAGAAAAGCTACGGCACCAGCCTTGACAGCGTAATAAACGAGTTCCTATACGCGAGGTACGAGATATACCAGTCCCATCAGAAGAAGTATCATATCACTTCCAACCTATCCGTCACGGATTTCAAGAATCGCTTCGGAGCTAGGCTGGTAGACAGGTTCAAAAGTTTTAACGTGATAGTCCTAAACGGAGAAAGCAGGAGAAGATAACATGGAAATAACAGAGAGATTGAGAAACACCCCTATCGGTTTGATCGTGTTGGTAGGAGACATGAAAATTATCGTGGAACAGTACAGCCCGTATTACAACGGGCAGAACAAGATCCCGTGCAGGGGATGCGTCTTCCGGGACGATGGAGCGAGATTTTGCGAGTACAGCAAGGCTTGCATGGCCCATCTGAGGCCGGATCACGAGTCGGTGGTGTTCGCTAAAACAAATAAGGTTTAATCATTCATCATAGTTGAAAGCTACATTCATCCATGATGAGAGCAATAAAAAATAATTACAGCAATGAAAAAAGAAACTATAAAAAACAAAGTATTTGAGATCATAAAGAGTAGACTTTTTCACAAAGATACGCCACTTACGATGGAATCCAAGCTGGAGGATGATCTATGGATGGACAGTCTTGACGAGGTAGAGATATTGCTGGAGCTGGAGAAAGAGTTTGGCATATTGATCCCTAATGATGATCCCGGACGATGCCATACCGTAAAGGACGTTGTTGATTATATGATCAGGAGGATGGAGGAATGAAACAATACAACGATTGGGAAGAGATCGACAAGGACACGAACGGCCTTGTCACCTCGCTAACCTACATGGTGCTTTTCTTGAACGACCAAGTGTATAACTACACGGTATCACTCATGGAGGCCATAAGGAATAGCGAGCACTACAGGCATAACGCAAAACGGACGGCCAACGCTATCGAGAGGGGGATAAACGCTTATAACACCAACATCTTCCGGATAGCCAAGGCCAACAAGGAGGCGTTCGCCGAGATAACGCAAAGCATGGAGGAGGACGTGCAGCCTCATATAGACCGGTATTACTACACGATCAGCCAGATATTGCTGGATCACGGGGTATCCGGTTCGGCGAACAGGATAGCATCCTTGTCATCCACGATAAACATGATTGCGCAGATGTCTAGGATCACGATATACGATTTCGGCGAAAGGATGCGGGGGATCGTCCCCTTGGCGTACAATCCCCTGTCCTATCTAGATTTGGGCAGGGTAGAGTTCCTAAGTGACCGGTTATCAAGCGAGGTCACTGGAAAGGACGTGAGAATAAACTTAAATGAGCAGCCCGGGATCGTGAAGGCGTTCACGGCGATAAGCAACGCCTTGCTAAGGCCGGAGGTCTTTGAGAAGGCTTTTGAGAAAGCGGGGTAAATTATTAATTTGATCATTATGATTCATGAGCGGAAACAGAAATAAACTTATAGCCTTCAATTACTTCGGAGGGAAATTCACTTGGTTGGAGTATCTGTACACGAACTTTCCAAGAGATTTCACCCATCTGGTCGATCTGTTCGCCGGAAGCATGGCCGTGTCCATCAATTATCCGGGAAGGGTTATCAAGACGGCCAACGAGATAAACGGGGATATAACCAACTTCTTCGAGGTATTAAGGGATCATGAGCCGGAGTTGACAAGGTTATTGCTGTTAACCCCATGCTCCGAACTGGAGTATAATAACTCATGGGAACCTTCCGGGGATAAGATAGAGCGTGCAAGGAGGTTTTACGTCCGTATCCGGCAATCATTCTTCGGGTTGGGAGCGCAACAGAAGAACAAGGGTTGGCATTGTACCAAGCAACATGTTAACGCCAAGGGCGGAGAGACTGTCTCCCGATGGAACAACGCGATAGAGAAACTGCATGAGGTCGCAGAGGTGATCAGGGGCAATTTCCAGATCACCAATCTGGACTATAAGGATTGCATTGATCGGCTTGATTTCCCAAACGCTTTCTTCTACGCCGACCCACCCTATCCGCTTGAGTGCCGGGCCTCTTCGAATGATTACAAGTACGAGTTCCCGGACGATAAGCATCGTGAGCTTTCCGATCGTTTGCATTCGATCAAAGGCAAGGCAATGATAAGTAGTTATGACTGTCCGTTAATGCGGGAGTTGTACGGGGATTGGAACATGATAAAGTTCCCGGTCAAGAAGAATAACATCCGGAGCAGTGAGGTACAGGAGGTGATTTGGATTAATTATGATTTAGAGAAAACATTGTTTTGACATGAAAGCGAGAATAAGAAAGACTGGGGAGATCGTTGATGTTATCGCCTTCAAATCTTCCGAAGCCTGTCCTGAAAAGGATTGGGTGCGCTATGTGGATTCCGAGGGGCTTGATCTCATACAGGAACTCAACGCTCTAGAGGATCTAGAGGTTATAGATAAGACGGAGGATAAAGCCGTTGATTGGGAACAACGCAGATATGAGATTGCAAAAGAAATGATGGCAGCGTTTCTTAGTAATTCAAGCAGAGAAGTCTATGAAGGCGCTTTTAAAACACAAGCAGAATATGCCGTAGCTTTTGCCGATGCGCTCATAGCTAAATTGAAGGAAGGAGGTGAATCATGAGAAATAAAGAACTAATTGCTCTTCTCCAAGAGCAAGATCCGGAAGCGGAGGTAATGATTCGCACGTCCGATGGAGAGTATGAGTACGATCCGGTGGATGTAACATGGGACGAGCAAATTGAATGCGTAATTATTCAGGAGGGGTAAATATGAAAAATGAAACAAAAATCCTCAATTTATTTGTCGGTAACGACAAGTATAGACCAGCATTAAACCAAGCGTTCAAGCAAGGGGACATGGTATGTGCCACTGACGCTATCACGCTTATAACAATACCTATATCCTTGATAGGTCTTAGGTATCCGTATCAAGACAAGCCAGATGTATCATCTGTGTTGAATATAAGGAAAGAATGCCATGAGATCATAGAATTGTCTTGGTTGAAGGAATTGTACGATGACGTTCCGATGATAAATGAAACGTATAAATGCGAGGCTTGCTATGGTACCGGGATGGTTGATTATGAGTTTTATTTTGATGGAACGACCTATACGGAAGAGGAGGAATGCCCCGTATGTCGTGGAAAGGGTCATTTAGGCGAGACCGGGGAAATGATAAAAGATCCCCAATATGACATCAACATACACGGGAATCCTTTTAAATCCGGGCGTGTGCTTAAAATGATAAATCTCATGAAGCTTCTTGATACCACCTCTTGTGTTCTTGTTTCGAACCCTTCATCTGGACCTAACCTGTTTAGGTTCGAGAATGGGATAAATGTAATATTAATACCTAGTTTTAGATGATATGAATCAAATTTGCACGAATAAAGAACAATCATCCCGGCTATTAGAGGCCGGGGTGAGACCGGAGACGGCGGACATGTATCTTGACGAGTTCGAACGTCTGGTCGCATTTGAATATAGCAGGATTAAAAGTAAAGCGTATCAAGATACGGTATTACCCACTTGGTCTCTATCCAAGCTGATAGAGATATTACCTACAAATATTAATGGGTATATTTTGATTGTAGACTTCGAAAATAAAGGGGTAGAATATTCAATGACTAATTTTTGCGATAGACTTGACTATCTTTATATTAAAGGTTACGAAAACCTATTTGATGGTATAATTGATTGCATCGAATGGCTTATCAAGGAAGGATACCTTGACAAGAAATTATGCGGCGATTGCCGACTTATCGAGTATGAAGACGCTAACGGGGAAGCTTGGTGCGCCTTCCATCAAAAGCCGGTAAGGTGCGATAGTAGAGCTTGTGAGGATATATTAGAGAAAGGAGAGTCAAATGCGTGAGATTAAATTCAGAGGAAAAAGTACGACAAGCGGGAAATGGGTACATGGTATGCTTACGACACTAAAGGATTTAGGGGCAGAAAAGCAAGATATGATAATCATAAAAAAGGAAGGAGTATTCAATGAAGGCTCTGCCTCTCCGTTTTTTATGGAATGGGATTACATTCATAAAGACACCGTAGGCCAGTTCACAGGCTTAAAAGACAAGAGCAGAAAGGAGATTTACGAGGGGGATTTAATAAAAGCCCCAAGCGGACGTATTTATGCCGTTATATTCTCAACATGGAAATATGAAGAGAAAAGAGAATTTTTCAAAGTGATTGACATCTACGAACATACAGGATGGTGCATATCCCTAGATGGGGTTAATCCATGTGGACTGCTAGACTTTGAGGTGTGCCAAGGAAGTGTTATTGGGAATGTTTATGACAACCCCGAATTGCTGAAAGGAGGATCAAATGAAGAATAAGATCGAGTGCTTGATAACCTCCATACTGATAGTTCTTTCTTTCGTGTTCATCACATGGTCCATAGGGTTTATCATCCCAAGGTACTGGGTTACGATTGCCTTTTTGGTTTACGGTATATATCTCATCTATGGTATTCTCAACCCAAAGAAAAAATACTACTTCGCTTCGTATTGGCTTCCCGGGGGAGAGAGAGGACGGATATTCATCGCATGCGATGAGTTTAAAGTCCGGGAAATGGAAGAGAGTATAGCCAAGGATAAAAGAGTGGAAAATGCGGTCATTGACTATTACAGACAGATTTCCAAGGAGGAATATAAAATTCAAAAAGATAAATAAATATGAGCAAGATTGATATGAGACAGACAGTAGAAGAAGCGGCAAAGGATTACGCCATAAGAAAAACGAGTTTTCGCAAGAATGTTCTCAAAGAAGTGGATGCGGATGACTATGTGCTTCGCAAAGATAATTGTCGTGAGGACTTCAAAGCCGGTGCCGAATGGCAGGCAAAGCAATCTCCGTGGATAAATATTAATGACCGGCTACCGGAGAATAAAGACGAGGTTTTAGTTCTAAGCAGAATGAATATAAGCGGGAAATACTTTGTGTCTAGTGATTCTTACGATGGCAAAGAATGGGCGGTTAACTTAGCGATGCACTATACAAGGGTCGCATGGATACCTATCCCGTCTTTCGACGAGATACTCGAAGCGAGCAAGGATGTATTGCAACGGATGAAAGAGAATGGTGATTAGAGGAATAGTATTAACCGAGCCTTAATGGTAAGGCTCATAATTAAGAGATCATGAATAGAACAATCAAAGTACAAATTAAAACATCTAATCATGGAGACTAAGATATGTAGAAAATGTGGCAAGGAATTGTCGATAGATAACTTTTATAAGGACAGATCAGCGGAGGATGGGCTTCGCTGCTACTGCAAAGCTTGTATAAAAGCCTATAACGCCTCTAAGAAGACCGATACAGAGAGAAGAAGGGGGGGATTGACGAAAGTGTTCACCAATCCGGATCTGGCAAAATTCAAGCCAAGGGAGCTTATCGAGGAATTGAAGGCCAGAGGGTATAAGGGGACGCTCACCTACGAACAAGTAATAACATTATAATTAAAAAATCATGAAACAAATAGATATAGAGGTTAGTACTACAATCAGTATGACCTATGATCCGGAATCAGAAGAATTTAAGGATTCACTTGAAAGTTATCGGAATGCGATAGAGAACGGTGCCAGTGAAGAAGATATGCTCCGGCAGATAGCATGGTACATAACAGCATTCGGTACAGAAAACATGATAGAGGGTATCGGTTATGTATCTGTGGATGGTGAAAAGAATGGTGATCCAGAAGACTGGTGCGGAGTAGATATCGTGAATAGCCTCAATATAAATGATACTCCAGATTTTCAAACAGCGATAATTTAACCTCTAATAACATGTGCGTACTTATTTACGACGGGGATGTAGAAATACAATCCCCTAAACAACTAGAGGATCATTTCCCGCAAATCACGAAAATGATCCCAGCGGAAGGGTATGACAATATCATACCGGAATCTTGCCTGTGCCAAGTGGACATAGAGAATACTCTTGATAGTGCCGGAATAAAGTATATTGAAGATTGCGGGGACTATATAATCATTAAATAATAAATAAATTGAAATCATGAGATTAAGACAAGCAAAGAAGATAATGAAAAACTTCCAGTTATATCCCGGGATGTTATGGATATATGGAACCGGAAGACTGGATAAAGCCAACAATATAGTGCTACATCATTATTCTAGGGTGAAACCCGGAATAAAAGTATGGAACATTTTAATGGATAAAGATCCGTTATTGGCGACCAAGATACTTAATGGGTTAATCAAATCAAAGAATCCATGAGTTTATTTAAACATTTATTGTTTATTTGCAAAAAATATTTTTTATGAGAATTATAAAATCGGACACAGGAAACGAGGTGAAAGTATTCGCCGAGACATTTGAATATGAAGCTTATGAGCAAGTTAAAAGACTCGCAAACTATGAGGCTTATCAGAATTCAATTATTAGAATAATGCCAGATAGCCATGCTGGTAAGGGATGTACTGTCGGTACTACAATGACAATAACCGATAAGGTAACCCCAAATTTAGTTGGGGTGGATATTGGTTGCGGTATGCTTACCGTGGAATTGGCAGATCAATCCATAGACTGTGAGAAATTGGATTCCGTTATAAGGGAAATGGTTCCCAATGGGTTTGATATACATGACACCCAAAAGGAGAATTTTGATTTTTCAAACCTACGATGTGCGAAGCAAGTAGATTTAAATAGGGCTTATCTATCACTCGGTACGCTTGGAGGCGGTAATCATTTTATAGAGGTGGACTATTCAGAAAGAAACCATAGGTACTATTTGGTTATTCACTCTGGCAGTAGAAAGCTGGGAGGCGATGTTTGTAAGCACTATCAAAATTTGGCTGCAAATACAGAAAGTGATCGGGCGATAGAGGTACGTAATACTATTGCCAGATTGAAAGCAGAAGGTAGGGAAAGGGATATTCAGGAAGCAATTAAGAACATTTCTATTCCCAGTAAGGACAAAGAGCTAGCGCATCTTTCAGGTAGTGATTTTCACGACTATATTAATGACATGGCAGTAGTACAACGTTTTGCTGTACTTAATCGTGCTACTATGGCAGCGATTATCATTAAGGGGATGGGATTTACTGAGGTAAATAGATTTGAAACCATACACAACTACATTGATTTTAGCCGTATGATCCTTAGAAAAGGAGCTGTAAGTGCTGAGCTTGGAGAAAAGCTACTTATTCCTATTAATATGCGTGATGGATCGCTCATCTGTATCGGGAAAGGAAATCCCGACTGGAACTATTCAGCGCCGCACGGGGCCGGACGTTTGATGAGCCGGAACAAGGCAAAGGAGTTACTCAGCATGGAGGAATACCAAGAATCCATGAATGGAATATACACAACTTCTGTAAGCAAGGCCACAATAGACGAGGCTCCACAAGCGTACAAGCCAATAGAGGAGATAATCACCGCTATTACTGATACAGTAGACATTATAGATGTTATTAAACCAGTCTATAATTTTAAGGCGCAAGAAACAAAATCATAACAGGCACATCAAGTGTCTAATCCGAGCCATCACCTCATAGAAGTTGACAGGCTCGAAATCCAAGGAATCCGTAAGGCGGTCTATCTCCCGTCTTACGGATTCCTTTTTCTTTTTATCTTCTTTTTTCTTTCCCATAACTCATCGTTTATATCGTTCCTGTGACAATGGCAATCGCAGATGAACATCCTTATCTCATCGGACATCAAGGCTCCTATATCGCCAGCCAAGTAAGCGATAGGCTCCCCTCCGATCTCCATATCCAAGGCCAAGGACATATGATCCGTCAAATGGCGGCACTCATGGAACAGGGAATTGGCGAACTCCCTATAGGACGAGGTCCGGCCTATCACCATGACGGATTCCCTCCGCCGGTAGCTGGAATAAGTAAGTCCCACGTCCAGATTGCACGACCCCATATTGCCATAAGCCTCCCGTATCTTGCTTTCCGGGCAACCGACCCTCCTCAATAGGGCTATGATATCGGATGTCCTCGAGCAGGTGACGTTATACAGTACGTGGATCACCCAATCGTATCTCTTGATATGGTAATCCCGTCGTATCATCTCCTTACCGTCTTGAACTCCCGCTCTATCCTCCTCCTTTGTTGCCGGGTGAGATTGGTTGCCTTGAGATTGCCCACCACCTCGGATACCTTGTCAAAATCCTTATCCGGCATACTCGCCAGCACGTCCTTGGGGGACTCTCCCTTCAAGATCCTCAGTATGTAGCCCCAGCCTCCCATCACATCATCTCCTCCCAGATTATAGGCGTGCCGGACCCGATGCAATCAGCGTAGAACCGGGTGAACACTATCCCGTCGTAAGCGTCCGGATCGTCGCAGACGTTCTTGACATAAAGAGCGGCGTACTGCTCGTTAGGCACGGAGGAGCCAAGGTAATCGGCCTTGCACATGTTGGCGGCGTAAACATAATCGTATCCACCCTTTTTCTTCACGTCAACGCTATACTTCTTCAGCATCTCATCCACCTGCTCCTTGGTGAAAGGGGTTATCTTGACCTTCTTCCCGTTTCCGTCCTCCTTCTCCATCATGGATACGGCCCAATCGCACATGGCCTTGGAGAAATGCCAGCCATACGCCTTCAGGTAGGATCGCATCCCGGAAGGGAAATCATCATACATATCTAGTCTCATATTCCTCTGTTTTTTAGGAGGGGGAAACCGGTCCCCCCCTCATGGTTATCTACGATATCGTCTCGAGTAGCGTCCGGTGCCCGGCACCCCACGGCGATTGCCATAACCGCCACCGGATGATCCACGACCGCCGCCACGGTTACCGTAGCCGCCACGCTCCCACATCTCACGGAACTCGTCGTCGTCCTCGAACTCATCGTCTTCGTCTTCCTCCATGCGGTTGCCATAGCCTTCCATGGCCTTCCGCTTTCCTTCCTTACAGCCAAGCTTATAGGCCTCCTTCGCCAGTTCCAACATATCCTCGTCTTCCATGGCGTCGAATTCCTCGATCAGCTCTCTCAGTTTTCTGCTATATGTTCCCATATTATCCTGATTTTTTATTGTTATTACCTTGTTTCTCAAAAAGAATCTGCTTAATTTCCTCGATACCGCCACCAAACAATCTTTTCATCTCCGCAATCTCGCTCTCAAGATTGGCAATCTTATCCTCCTGCTCTTTCTCCTTCTTGAACTGGGGATTGAGTTGGGTAAGCATAAGCTCGCAATTATCTATGATGGACTTATGGGCCTCTATGCTATCCAATACCTGTCGGCTATTCTGCAACATGGAGCTTATCTCTTGGTTCATCATGGCCAGATCGCACGCCAATACCAGTTTCTCGCCGTTGTCAGGCTTATAGTCCGCTATGGACTTATCGGCCGGTACGGAAGATAGTTTAACCATGTCGTCGCCTACCTTGACCGTTAGATCGATAACCATCTCCGGTTGCAAGGGAGGGTAGCCCGTATTGAAATTTTGCGGTTTAGGTCTCAGGTTTTTAGTTTCCACCACGCTACCTACCTCGCAGAAAGGCTTGTCTGTCTTATGAAGGATAAAATATTGGTTGCCTTCTCTTAGTTCCTTAAATGTCATTTTCTTCTTGATTTAAAGAGAACCGGGAATTATCCCGGGTCTCGTTATTTATTTCTCGTTACGTTCGCCTCCGCTCTGGTATCGCCCACTTGGGCGGACGGAGTAGGATTGCTTGATGCCTTAACCCCTAGAAGCCGGAATATCCCCTGAGGCTTATTGAACCAAACAATATGCTCTGTATAACCTCCTAACATAGGCGATCCGTTAGCGGAGTCCACAGGGACGTTAACGTCATTCCCTGTCACCTGTACGTTATGGTGGTCAACAACCGGAATCCGGCTAGTACCCGCCTGAACGCCTTGTGACGGGACTGTCGTGGCGTATCCGTTGGGAACTATAACGTTCACGGGATAAGAAGCCTCCGTGGTCGTAACCGGATGTCTAACTCTCCAGATCAATACCCCAACATCTGGGAGGGCGCACCATACGAACGGATTGAGTCCGAAATCGATCCTTGGTTCCTCTCCATCGGGGGTGGATACGGCCTTGCCCGTCGTTGACACGACATAGATGCCGTTCTGGTCAACCCTCGGGACGCAAGTCCTTACGTTTAATCTCGCTGTCATGACAGGGCCTCCTTATACTAAGCCTCCATTATACGCGCATCCGCATCCCTCACGGGTCACTTGTACCTGCATCGGGTTGCAACAGTTGGGGTTCGGGACGAAATAGGCCGGTATCGGACATGGAGCCTTTAGCTGGGACACGATGTTGGCGGTCTGTGCGGCCTGAGAGATTCCAAGCTCTAGGGCTGACTTCTCTTGACGCAACGTGTCAATCTTGTTTTGCATCTCTCTCATCTCCAACTGGCAGAACTTGTCGTTGATGATCTGGGTTTGAGCGTCAATCTTGGCTCCAAGGATGTTAAACTGCGTATTGGCGTTACCGGACAAGGTGTTCGTCTGATTGACAATGGCCAATTGATTCTCATAACCTTGCGTAGTGATAGCGTTACGAACGTCGCAGCAGCAAGAGGCGATCTGGCTCAACAATTGGTTGTTACCGGATTGAACGGCGTTGATGATTTGCTGAGAGGATAAGCCTACTTGGTTACCCACGCTCTGGATCTGTCCTTGGATCTGGCAGATAGCGTTTTGTAATTGCTGGGTAGAGCAATTCAAGGAAGATGACAATTGGCTGATAGCCGTTCCGTTTCCTTGGATAGCGTTCATCAACAATTCACGACCAGCGTCATTGTTCAATTGAGCGGGTAATCCATTAGCCCCGTTGTTATTGCCGAAGCCGTTGTTGCCGAAACCTCCCCATACGAAGAACAGGAGGATGATCCAGATCCACCAGCAACCACCACCGCCCCAAGCGTCTTGATTGCCCTTATTGTTCATCAAAGCCGCTACCAAATTGGGGTCCAATGATTTTCCACCACCGCCCATCAAGCTCGGGAGAAAGGCCATGATGTCAAACTTACTTCCACCGGAATTACCTCCTTCGGGAGTACCGATAAAATAATTTCTATCCATTATCTTTAATTTTTGTCGTTAATCCGGCACCATTACCGGACACGACAAAAATCATGAGAAGGGCTTTGCTAAATAAATATCTCCTTGCTAGCTTGTTGCGAAGTTGTTGCTAGTTCTTTGCGGAAGGGGATGAGACAAAAAAAGCGCCGCCAATTTGTGTTGACGACGCTTTTGCCTTTTAAGGGAGGCTTTATAATGATATGGAAAGGAGCTACTCATTATTATCCTTAACATTGTTGGATTTATCGTTTGCCAAAAAATGACCCCTTAATACTATTAATCCAAGACCTATAATATTTACGGTTGTTGTTGATAATATTGTAATCATAATATTAGGAGGAATATTTATTTGAACGAACCCGCTAACAAATGGAATTTTAGAATAGCATAACACAACTATAGACAATACAACAAATAAATATAAGGCTATAACCCTTAAAGACCACTTTTCCAGCCTCCTTCTCGCTTTCGTGTTTTCTATCACACGATGCAAGTGGGTGAGCTCCTTGCATTTGTTTATATTTTCATCCGTGGTTTCCGAATCCAATAATGTATTGACGGTTTCCAATATATCAAGGTCTTTTTTTGTTTCCTTAAATGGCTTGCTGAATATAAAACGGATCCAGTAAGGAATGTAATAACCTATATGTATCACATAATGATACCATCTAATTTGACTATTGGAGCTAAATAAATCATCATTATTACTCATCCAAATATCCTATTTTGCGATTTTGAGAAATAATTCTTTATAAGATCATTTTCTATTCTGGTATTCCAAGGTCTCTGACTCTTTATGTCCCCTTTTTCATCTTTCTCATAGATCGTATCATACCAAGGAGATCCTTCCACATGAGACCATCTAGTAAGCGATATAGCACTTTTATTATACATGCTATTAACAACCTCCACTATCAGATTTAAAGCCTTGGGATCCGCCTTATATTCGGCTACCTTTTCTGGGGGGAAAGATTTTATAATCTCACTCGTGTCCACCTTTTTATTGGGTTTAGGAAATACAGGGCCATATGTCCAAGCCTTAGGTGTATCATCCGAGAATAACGCCTTACCTGTATCAGCCAAATACGCACCGTAAACATAAAACAATATCTTATTGATCTGTGTCTTATTTAACAATACCATATGCTTTCTTTGAGCGGTGTATTGTATTAACCGTGCGTAATCTATGCTAGTCAGTGCCATCTTTACTTTATTCTCATGTTATCTATTAAATAAATCGATACTTATATAGGTATAACAAAGCCCCGATACGGATTGTTGCACCGCCGAGGCTAAATTATTTCCTTTCACGCCGCAAAGGTCGCACAAAATTTTGTTATATGAAAATTTTTTCATAGACAAATCACATGCCTTACAACATAACGCACCCTCAGACCGTACCGGATAGCTCCTCTTTGACGCTCTCCACCGTCCTCCTCAGGTAGTAACTCCTCCTTATCCTGTCCGGGTACAGGTTTCGCATCCGGTTGACGGCTTGCCTCGTCATTCCCGTCAGATCGGATATGATATTATCGCTCAACTTGCGATCGGCCAGTATGGTTATAGCCACTCCCCGAGCGTCAACGTTCCTCTCCTTGTTGTTGCTAAACATCATTACCGGATCGGTCCCGCACTCCTTGCAGACTGCCTCTATCACTTTTTTGTAAAAAATTTCCACCTTATTCATAAACTTTTTATTTCGTGGTTTGTTTTACTATCAAGCCGGGCAAAAAAAAATGCACGGCAGAAAGACTTATAAGAATCTTCCCGTCGTGCGTGGCATGAAAAAATAATCAAACTTCCGATCCGATTATTTAGGGAAGATTCTTTTTTTCTTTATCTTCCCTTTCCGGCTCGTTCTCACGAAGTCACCATCAAACTAATATAAATTATCATGAACAAAAAACGTCAGCCCTTGTTATTCATATAACGCATTCATTCTATTATCAGAGGTTTCTCGGGCGTGAGCCATGGAAGCCTCACCAAATTCTATAAAACCCACCTATCCCGACATAGGGTGACAAGCCATTCTTACCTATCCCATAACCTGCTATAACTCCTATTCCCCATCTACGTGGATTCATTGTCTTGGTTATATACTCAGTCCTTCTATAAACCTCGATGTAATCAAGATTAGGCTTATAGCCGGATATAAATAACCGATAATCATTCGTCTTGTACTCCTTTTGAGTTATCGGTACCGGAACATATATGGATTCCTTGACCGTATCGCCATCCAATGTAATATAGATAGGGATCGGCTCCGGTATCGTCTGCACCAATGTCTCGTAAACAGGATACGGGATACTGTCACGGAGCGTGTCGGTTATTAATACGGTATCGGATTTAGACACGACTTTATCAGTCACATCCCCCCGGATATGGTAGCCAGCCGTGAAACTGGCTACCAAGCACACTAGTATTAATATTACTTGCCAAGGTTTCATATATTGCGATACTCCTCCTCGGCATTAAAACACGGACACATCTTCATCCACTCGTCCGGTTCAATCTTACCGTTACCGTTAAGATCCGGAGATAGGTCACGATGACCGCAGATCCTACTATCCGGGAACTGTACGACCAAATCCAACAACAGCCTTATAATCGACTGTCTCTGTGCCTCCGTACGTGTATCATCCGGATTCCCGTCCGGATCAAGACCACCCTCATAGCATATTCCTATACTGTTCTTGTTATATCCGGTCACATGAGCCGGAATCAATTCCAATGGACGCATAGATACTATCTCCCCGCTCTTCCGGATATAATAGTTATAACCTGCGGAGTTGAATCCTCTCGCCTTGTGGTCTCTCTCTAATTGCTCAGGGGTATAATCCTTATCTACCCTAGTGGCCGAACAATGGATCACGATCAAGTTGATTTTCCTGTTAATCGTTCTCATATCAATTATTTTTTATACTTTTATGCGCTTTGTTAACCTTGCTATCCTCCCTTGCGAAAGACAGGAAGCTAAAATTTATCCGGCTCCCCTATCCTTTTGGATCTGGGGAGCCTTTTTTATTCTTTGTCTTGTTATACTCATCCAAGAAATTGACCTTGCTGATAAATTTCACGGCGGCAACCCAATACAAGAAGGCGATCACCTTGTTGTCCGGGTAGACATTACTTATGTTCTTCAATATGTTCGTACCGTAAAACCATATCATAGCCCACGTGATCCACGACACGAACCCCTTCGAGTTATCCTTGGATATATCCATCATCACACCGATCCAAAACGAGATGATTATGATCAAGAAATAAACCAGCATATACACCCAGCTACGGATAAACTTGCTCTTCCGGAAATCACCGTGATCCGCCGCCAGCCCCCAAAACGTATCTATGAAGGCCAATGATAGGATCACGACCAAGAAGTTCTCGATTGGAGACATGAAGTCTAGCATTGTCACCACGGCGGCTATCGCCATTGTCTTTAACCAGTTGCCCGCTTCTAGCAGGTAGGGGATGTATCTATCCATTCTTCCGATCCTTTTTTTTATCAAATAAATATTACATCATCCCTTACTGATATCCCCGTATCCTCGATCACCAAATTACCTCCCGATACCGAGACATTCGCCGCAAGGGTAAACACCAATATATTTCCGTCAACGTAAGCCTTGCGACTAGGCTGACGTACCGTAAGCCGCTCTTTGACCGCTCCGTTTCCGGTCGCCACGGTCAATACTTCGTACCGCTCCGTCCCCGTATAATTCTCCGTGTCACTCGTGATGACGATCTCGCCATTATCTCGCCCTGTATAGGCAAGGTGGAGATTCCCTCCACCTACGCCCCATGGTATCACTTTCTCCATACCGGGCAGGGGTCAAGATACCGTCCATTGCGTATTGGAGGTAACAAGAACGGTAACAGCGCTTCCATCCGCAGGGATCGTTATATCTGTCTCGCTTAACGACAAGTTAGCGTCTCCGGCTGTTTGCTCAATCACGATCTGCTGCTGAACGGTGCTACCGTTGGATACCTTCAGGGTCCTGTCTATCTGCTCTATCGTGGTATTGGCCGGCAAGGTCAGATCCACAGACCATACCACCTCGCCTGTCGCTCCCGGATCTCCTTCGATCGCCTCCGTATTATTAGTGGGTTTACCACCTGCGGTATACTGGGGGGAGATCGTCGCCTCCTTCGCTTCTCCCACCCACGCGAATGACAAGGCGGCAGAATTGGATTTCCCATTGACAGTGACTTTTCCTCCTGTCTTATCTGCCGCCATCGACGACCCGTTATCTATGGATATATACTCGGGTTCCGCCTCTTGCGTCACCTTATAAGTCTTGGGTTGCGCCACACCGGATCCGGTAACCGTTACGGTCCCAGATCTCGTCTTTCTCCCCTTATACACCGTCGCTGTATTCCTCAGCGTATCATTACCCGATCCAGACATCGGGCTTACTGTCAACCAACTAGGTTTTGCCATACTTCTAAAATTTTTTATTAATTATTTACTATTCGACGTCCCATAAAACGTTTGATATTATATTCACATCCGCTTCAAAACCATTACTCCTTTGTAGCCATATAGCCGTTGGGGTAACGATCAAATGCGCTTCCCTAGTCCATACCGTATCTCGTCCCAGATAGATTTTCTTTACGTCCGCTCCGTTAAACTTTATATCTATCGCCCCGTTCAGAATCATAGTATTACATATAAGATGTTTGGATTAGGGGTCTCGATCTTGTCATACTCCTCTTGCGTAATGGCCTCGATCCTATGGATTGAGTCGGACACGAGGGTGTTCTTGGGGTTATTCAATATATCAAAAGATGAGCTGACATCCACCGTGGACACTTTCAGATTCGAGCAAGACTGTTCGTCAGTCTTCCCGCATGATCTCGGTATGAGCTTGAACGCCTCGCAAGCGTCAACGGCCATCATGCCATCTTTCTTATAATTCTCGAATAACGTCAACGTGTAAACCCCGCAATGTACCTGATCCTTCCCGTGATAAGAGAATCTTATGACGTTACCGACAAGGAGGAAATCCTTTATCTCTATCCTCTCGAATGAGTTTGACAAGATCACCTTCAAATCCCGTCCCTCAAGTGGTTCGGGAACATTATCGTGCAATATCGTCCACTGGACGGATATGTCGTTGCCTATGCGGATAGTTTCCATATTATCCAAGGGTAAAAGGATTGATCGTTTTCACTAAGGAGCCATCTGCCGTGATAAAGCTGTAACTAATATTACCCTCAACCGTTACATTCGAAAAATTTCCAATCAAGGAGCATCCAATAATAACCCCGTTTATATTCACACTAGTAGATGTCATTGTTATAGTATTCTTATAAAAAGATGAGAGGTTATTTTTTATCACGTTGCAATACGTAGATATTATGTTCGAATTGACATCTCCCATATTGTTACACAATACACGAAGCCCTCCTGATATTACATTATTGTAAATCTGACCTCCAATCAAGGGCTTATCTATTGAGATAACAGAGTTCTTAAATATGGAGGGAACCTTGTTAAGGCTTTTTGTTATTGTTATCTTATTATTAAAAACACTGACTTTATCTAAGCCGAGCGAGGCATCCTTAACGGTGGAACCATCCTTGACCGAAAATGTATAAAAATCTAGCGTATCGCTTGATATGTTTGGATTGTCTTCTGATGTCATTGGTGTTAAAAGATTCTTGAAATCATAAAACACATCATTTCCAAACTCATCTATCATTCTATATATCGAACCCTTGCCTCCTTCTTTAGCCTCATGAAACAGACTGGTATCATTATTAATATCATACCATATCTGCCAAGCGGACAACCGACTGTTTTTGAAATAAATATCTCCATCATGTAACATGGCAGATGCCTTATCCGATATCCTATCTTCCGTGATAGCTTCGACCACAATATCGAATTGGTGACCGGCGGACTTCCAAGACTTAAATTCTGTCACATAATCCGTTATCCTATATTTATTTCCTTGGACAAGAGAACTACTACCAATTAATGATACTAATTCTGAATAAGTAACATTTATCATGGCTCCACCGGAACCAGCCAAATCATACTCTATTCCATTTACGTTTATTTTTTTTATTGTTCCCATATCTTTATTTTATTATCAAGACTTCATTTTCCGCTACAACTTGAGAATCGGAAATAAAAAGAATATCTTTTAGCACTTCCGTCTTTATATTGTTAGTAAACACTAATACGCTACCAGCGATGAAGGCCTTTACCCCTTCAATGCCAGATTGAAGCAATTCTAATAAGTCTCTTATCTGATTAGATTGCTCATCCATGATAGCCCTAAGTTCTTTGTTGTTATCATTTAATTTATCATTTAAATATAAAAAATTAGAATCGATAGAATTATTTATTTTATCTTCTATACTAGGAATACTGACCGTTCCATCCTCCAATATGGATAAAGCATTTTTTCGATTATTTGGACCATTTCCTATCCCATAAGAAAATAAAACTTTTTCCCCATTTAATATCGGCTCATTATAACGACCAAAAGAAACCCCATAACTTGACTCTATAAGCAAATGATCTCCATGGCAAAAAGAAGAAGAAGAGCCTTCGCTCATAACACAATCTTTTCCTCCTATATGCGAGAAAGAACATCCTCTATAAACCTTATTGTTATACCCCTCGATGTGAACACAGAAGTTTTGATCTATATATTTTCTTCCCGAAAACAGAACATTATTGTATCCTTCCACATGATTTGCCTTATGTACAATTGGTGCACTATGCGAATAATACAAATCACCACATATATTATTATATCCTTCTACATGGCTTGTGTTATCACAAATAAAATTGTTACATCCCTCGAGGTGGCTTCGGCTACCAATTGACATGTTTAGGGCAAACCTCTCTAGTAGAGATACAGCGTCAAAGCTTAACGAGTGCTCAATATTCTCAGAGTTATAGGTTCCATAATCTTCTATGAAAGTCCTTAAAGCCTCCCCTTCTGTATCAAAAATAGGCCGATCCTCTATACCTCCTACGGTATTTTCAATAAAATAAGGCTGGGTGCCTATTGATCCTCCTTCTACATGCGAACCATCCCCTAAACAATAAGAATATAATCCCTCTACATGCGATTGCGCTCCTAAGCACCATGTTCCCCTGCCCTCGGCGTGACCCTCGCTAGCGAACACATTCGTTTTGTAACCCTCCGCATGCGCCCTAGGACCGGTAGCGTTGGTATTCATACCCTCTGCGTGGGCGTAATTTCCTGCCGCCTTGTTATTCTCATAGTCATTGAATATCTCGGCGTTCTTGTAACCCGAGTAGTTTTGACCTACACCAAAGGCAAGGCTGTCCAATTCGATAAAATCCCCGTTTGCGCTTTTATCAACGGAGGATTTAAAAATATAATATCTATCGGCTATGATATTATCCGTAGGGACAAACACGTTCCCCGCCCCATTTCCGTCTTGGCCGGGCTTGCCTTGTGGGATACCTAAATCCAAAGCATAAATAGGTACACCTTCTGGGGTCTCCCCTCTCAAGACAAAGCCAGCCGTTGCCGAGCTATTAAAAGGAAGGGTGGAGACCGTACCGATAGAGACGACCGGAGGATCTCCCGGAGTTCCCTTCGGACCGGTTAGCAAGGATAATTCCACCAACACATTCCATCCGGGATTTCCAACATACCTCCATTGGATATCCGTAGACGAAGAGGCTAGTTCTATCTCCCTACCGTCAAGTCCCTTAAGTATAGCCATGGGGACTCTCACTAATTCCTCCTTAGCGGAAATACCGGGCAAAGATGACACGGAGGATATAGAGTCAATCTCCTTGAACTGACTTAAATCCTTGGACTCCTCCGCTAAGATCTTTTTACTCTCAGCGGCGATCGCACGTAAATCCTCGGGCGTTAGAGTAAAGCCGGAAGACAATGTAAGATCCCCTACAGCCATATTATCGTATGTTATTCTTGTTTAAGGAAAATATTTGCCGCATCGTCTATCACGGTTGACAATATAGCCTTGCAGTCTTCGTCCGAGACTCCATCTTCCAAGACTATCGATTTCCTGCCTTTGTCCACAATGTTTACATAACCGAACCTAAGCTCTCCTTTTTTGACCGAGGCCAATACCTCTGTTACCTTTTCGCCCGCATTCCGTGTTGTCTCATAGGAGATATCATAATCTCCTACCGTGTTTTTGTATTTGCTTCTCAATACAGATGATAATGTTGATAGTGCCATGTTAATTTCCCCTTTCTATAATGTTATAAATTTGCCCATACGCTCCAGGAGGTAAGAGTAACGCCACTTTTTTGATCAATGTAGCCTCCTCGATTGTTATATCCAATTCTCCGTTAGCTTGCCTTAGCTTCAGATACAGCTCAAATGCTTGTAACTTGCTACGCGAATCATCTTCATCACGCCCTGTCATGTGGATATATTTGCCATCAAATAATCCTTGGCAAAGGACCTCGTCTATCATTTGATAACGTTTCTCCTTTTTCTCTCCGGCAGGTACCCACTCAAAGGCTTCTTCGCCTTGAGAATTCTTAAATGCTATGTGAAAATTCACTTTCATAATTATTATTTTTATATTAGGAACTTCTTCTTATCTCTCCAGTATTTGTATGTATTAATAAAGGCTTCCAGTAGGAACTTTCTGCCGTCGTACTTAAACCCTTAAACGTTATATCTCCTTCTGTATACAATGCCATGGAATCACTATTATCCGCTATTCCAATCAAAGCCGCCCCTTTTCCGGAATGAGATTCTACATGCCCGGCATATATAAAGGTAAAAACTTGGCCAGCCTCGTGCATGCGAATAAAAGCGTCGGCATCATCTGTCTCAAGGCTTTTATAGGACATTATCTTAAAGGCTCCAATAGTCCCCTCTGTTGCCGCCAACTTCTTAGCATACAAATTATTCACATCAATCATAGAAGTAGCGATATACCCATTAACGATGATTGTCTTATCTTCCAATGCTTTAATAATGTCATTCTCTTTGACCCAACCGGGAAGTAACTCGACCGATGTATTGGCTTCCTTCGCCGCATTTAAAGCATTTGTGGCGTCTGTAATGGCTGTAGTCGCCCTGCTATAAGCCGATGAAGCAGTTGAGTCTGCGCTATTCGCTATGCTATAGGCATCAGAAGCTTTCTCATAGGCTTCCAAGGCTTTATCCAATGCATCCCCGCCAGCCGCATCCACCTTATCCTGTAAAGAGGAGTCTAAATCTGAATAGGTAACGGCTCCCACAAGGTTGATCCTATTCGATTTAATGGTGGTTGTCGTTGCCGTCTGGTTGATATACGATATGATATTATCGCCGTTCTCCAAGCTCTTGGCGGCGAACAACGTATTTCCCTGCGTAGTGTTGATCCATCCCGCCGTGTCTATCTCATTCCTTATATTATCCACCCTCGTTGATATGGCCGATATTTGCCCAGCGGTAATATTCAATTGAGAATCATACTTGGTATACACCTTACCTGTTTCCTCATCCACATAATCCTTCGTTGCCGCCAGCTTGATAGACTCTTCTGTTTGCTCTATCCTTGTCTCCAACCTGATAATGGCATCCGCCAAGTTATCGATAAACAAGGAAACACCATAAATCAGTATTTCCCCATCGAAAGATATACGGAAATCGCCACGTTCGTCCCATTTCCCCGCTTTCGAAAGCTTACGATACGAGGATGATGGTTCCAAGGACATGGAGACATAAAGGCTTGATCCCTCGAAACCTGCGGTCAATATCCCCGCCTTAACAACCCGGTAATGTAATGAGAAGGAATAGTCATACTCGGTCGCCTCGGTCTCATGTGACGGTATGTTTATAACGTCATTCCGCTGGAGGATATACGAGTCACTGATACGTAAGACATTTCTGTTGCCGTCTTGATAAATATCTGAAACTCCCCTCTTCTCTGACAGGAAAGAATCATTGGCGTAAATAAACGATCCGTCATGTCCCCAAAAACTTATTGAGTTCTCTGTCACCCAATAGTCCGTATTTTGGGAGAATGAGCTATTTTTCAATATATTGCCCGGCTCTAAGGATATATCGTTCCTGATGCCTTCGATTGAACTCTCGAATTTCCCGTTCATTATGGAAAATTCCTGCTCGACCGTATTACCTGTATCAAGGATGTAGGTCGAATTTTCAAAGTAAGCCCCGTTACCGTAAATCCCCCAAACACCGGTCAAATCTATACCGTTTTTGGTTCTTATCCCGGAAAGATTTCCGATACGTGCCTTGGTCGCGTTATCGGGGTCTGTCTTCATCCCATACACGACATCCATATATGGTGCGCCGATCTCGTCGATCGTAGTAATCTTGACAATACCCTTTCTGGTAGAATCAGCCACGCTATCTATACGGGTTAATACATCTCCTTGCGCAATGTCGGCTTTATCACCGGCAAAGTTGACAAACGTAATCCAGTCCAAGCGATCTTCACCGTCCGATAAATTACCGATGCCGACTTGATCAACCCGAAGCTCGTATTGCTTGATGATATTGTAATCATTCTCCCCTGTCGGCATTCCCCCAAAATGTTGGACCATCAATATATCCCCCGAACGGAACGGATTGTAGAGCACGCCGTTCCCCGTGTCCAAGTAAATCCTTCCGGTCGCATGGTCGTAATACTCCACCTTCATCATCCCTGAGAATGTCACGTTGTCGTTTTCGCCACGAAGCTGAGAGACGATGAACTCATAGACCCGGAGACTGCCTCTCACATTTATATCGTCTATCTCTAAACGGAATTTCTGTTCCTCTACACCAGCCGAGTTAACCCGTTTATATGGAGCGATATCCCAACCGAAGCCATTAGGGAAACCGGATATAAACGTATGGGAACCCACTCGTTTCTTGAATAAAACATTCCCACGGAACCATGACTCATCAAATATGGCACGACCATCGGCCTTGATCTCCCAGCCCTTGCCGTCCATGCCGTCGAGGAAGATGGAGGAGCCTATCTTTTTGTCGAATAAAATATCCTCATGGGCGATATCGGGAATATCCTTACGAAGGTAACGTTTGTCGTTATCCTGTTTTACCTTGTTTATCTCATATAATGTCCGCAGAGCGGAGAAAACATTCTCGTCCGAGGCGGCGGTAGTATCCTCTTTCTTTATGATATACACCCCGAAAGAACCGCTACCTTGGTTGACGTACGTGTTATCCTTATATTGGATATTCTCCAACTTACGCTCCAATTCCCCCAACCGGGAGTAAGCAGCGCTCTCTCCTACCGTATAGGAAGGCGAATCATATGGGATATCAAGTTTTTTCTCGAAACCCAATACCCTAGATTCCCGCCCATTCTCAAAATAGGCCTTATTGATAAGCCTGACACGCTGTCCTACGGATAGATCAATCGCCTTTTCCGGGTTCAATATACCATTATTCTCATCGTAGCCGGAAGCGTAGTATGAGTTAAGGACGCATGTGTAAGTGGAAGGGTCCGACACGACCTTGGCCTTATACTCTATCGTCCTTCTCAGCAATTCCTCTTCCGCCTGCGGGATAAGGGTGTCACTTACGTATTGCGTGTCAAAATTGTATAGGATATATTTGTTCCCCGTCCCCGGTATAAGAGGGCTTTCCGGCAATGTCTGGCCATAGGAGTCATTACGGATTATCTCGAACACCTGAGCCTCCGGATCATCCTCCGGCAGTCCTTCAGGATTGAATCGCAAGGCGAAATCCATACCTGACAACGGCCCCGTCTGGAATACCACACGAAGCTCTTTGTCGGGAAGCACGTATTCCTCGGAGAAGGACAATCCCGAGTCCTTGAACCGATAGACGGTGAATGTCTCCGATGTCCCGTCCTCGCCCTCCTCCGTGACCTCCTTCGGTATCACCTCGGTTATCGTACCTATCTTACGAGGGTATATATCGTCGAATATAACGACCGCCTCCACTATTTGATCCTCGGTCAATCCCTGTACCACGTCCACATAGGGGGTTCCTTTAGGAAGCATGAGGCGTTTTTGCACCACCCCTTGCACCACCGTACCGGATTCCCCCTTGCGATAGCCCGAGGGGATATTTCTCGTTGAGCCGAAAGCGTACAGGCGTGTGGCGAACAGGTCTTGGCTTTGGCTCCTTGGCATGGACACTACCTGCCTACCTATCTCCAGATCTACGGGATCGCCACGCTCTATCCTACCTATATATATCTTGTCACCCTCTACCCACCACTCGCACTCCCACGCCTCGGCAATCTTGGTAAGGGCATCCACGATATTCGTGCTGTCGTATTGCACGAGCTTGGCGACAGCGTCAACGGAGCTATCGACAACGGCTTGGTACTCCTTACCGTTATACCTGAATCCCAGAGATCGCAAATTGGATACGACAATGCTTAGGTGGGCCTCCGGAGCACGTGTAAGGCTCCATGACGCTTCCTTGTTACCTTGCCTATCGTAAAATAGGATATGATTCTTCCATCGGTAATAATGCGAGTCGAATCGCACGCTATAGTCGTATCCGCCTGTGGATGCGTTGAATGTCGGATATGTCTTGCCAGTTACGTAGAAAACGCTACCTTCATAATCGATATTGTCTCCGATCTCCAGTTGTACCGGATCGGACAAGGAGAACACGAGGTTCACATAGTCCTCTTTCATCAACTCAAACCGACGTACCGAACCCGTCCCTATCGATACCGACAACTTGACTCTACCAGATATGTCCTTAATCTCGATCATGAACTCAAAGTTCACGCATATAAGGGGGATGGCAAAAAATCAAGCGGACCTAAAAAAAACAATGGAGGGATTGTTGTAATTTTGTTGTAGGAGGAAATAAAAAAAGCTCCGAGCCACAGGTATGGTACGGAACTTTTTCTTTTATTTTCTTGATTTTAAATGTTTATTGATAGTTTAATCTATAACTTTCGCCTTCGCATTCATATTCCCATACATACAAAGGTTTATAAACCATCTTGAACATGAGGGCGGAACTCCAGTCATCTCCCCCCATTAATTTGCCACAATCTTTTTCTTCATAGACAATCTGATTTGAAAAAGAATCATATACATAGAACCGATTAATCGTAACATTTTTGTTTGAACCATTATGAAATTTAATATACATAGTCCCCGTGATAAAACCATTGTTGTAAAGTCCATTCAAACGTGTAGACGCAGTTATTTTTTCTTCAAGAGGTATTTCCAAAACGGTTATTATACATTCCGCTTTCACCGTCCCGTCCTTCGTAGACACAGTAACCGTGCATTCTCCCGGATTTGATGTATTTATTATTCGTTGCTCTTCGTTAGCAAAATAGGCAATACTTTTATCGGAAAATTCAAATTTCAATTCTGAGTTATCTGCGTTATATGGATATACAGAAACATCCAATGTAAACGATTCACCTTGATTTATAGTAATATTAGAAGGATTTAGTATTATACTTTCCACCGCTATCGTCTCCACCGTAATCTGGCACGCATACCGTTTCCCATTCACAGTCGTATAGACTTCTGCCTTCCCTTCTTTCAGTGCATTAATCCCTATTCGTCCGTTTGAAATGGACGTTATAGACACGACAGAATTGTCCGAAACATACCATTTAACTCCGGAGACATCCGCATAACTTGGCTGTATTGTATAATCAATGTAAGTGGTTTCGCCTTTTTTCAGACTTATGTTTTGTTCCTCAAAAGATATGTTAGATACCTGTGTTTGCCCCTCTTCATCTGGTTTATCATCGTCTTCTTTATCACCATCTTCGCCAATAATGGTAACCATTGCATTAGCCCATATGAGCCGGGAACTGTTATCTTTTATCCCGTGGTTGACTACTTCTACAATCACCGTTCCTGATTTAGTGGCCACAAATAATCCAGTACTGTCAATACGCCCACCGCCTGTTTTATTATCTTCAGTTACGACAGTCCAGACAAAATCATCCTGCGGATAGTTTGACGGGGACGTTATGGCTTCGAACTGATATGTGTCTCCAACCTCTAGTTTTAAAGTTTTAACGTTCAATCCTATGCTTTTCAACTCAATCACTTCCTTTTCATCTTCGTTAGTACAAGATGTAAAAAGAAAGAAAGGTAGCAGCGTCGCCAAAATTAAAAATAAAACGCTCATTTTTAATACATTTACATTATCATTTCAATCCAAATCACAACATTACAGCAACTTGCTTTTCCACGGCTTTTTTTATGAAAGCGTTAATAGAAACGCCTGCTTGCTTTGCCAGAACAGCCACTCTACTATGAAGTTCCGGTGATAAACGAACGTTCAATGAACCGGAATAGCTCTTATGCGGCTCAATCCCCTCTTCCTCGCAATACGCCAGATAATCATCTACAGCCTCGTGGAAAGCCGTTGTAAGTTCCCGCACGCTTTCCCCCTCAAAATTAACAAGACCATCAATGCCTTCTATCTTTCCAAAGAAAACATTGTCCTTCTCGCTAAAAGATACAGACCCGATATAGCCTTTGTAAGTCAATGTATTCATATTTGTACTTGTCTATCTCTTTTTTCCGAACAACTCGGAATGACTACCAATTCTAAGCAAGTCGATTATTTCTCCGTCAATCCAAATAAGAAGAAAATCCCCTTCTATATGGCATTCCATACACCCTTTATACTCACCTTTCAACATGTGAGGTTTGTATTCTTGTGGAATCGGATGGTCATTTATAAGTAGATTTGCGATATATTCAAAAGCTGCGATTTTTTTGGGGAATTTCTGAATACGTTTGAAATCTTTCTTAAACTGGCTTGTTGGGTGTAATTTCTTTTTCACTTCATTAATTCCTCCATCAAGCTATCCACGCTGTCGAACGTTTCTTTATTCTTGGTCGTACGTGCTTCCCTTATAGCCGCTATCGTTTCCTCGTTTGGCTCGGAGTATACAGCGTCCATCAAGGTGCTCTCTACGAAATTATTCAGGCTCCTGTTCGCTTTCTTGGCTTGTTCCTGCAATATTTGCAACAAGTCCTCACGTAAACGGAACGAGGTTTGCTTTCTTATTACTGCTTCCATATTACTTAATGTATTATATTGTATCGCAAAGGTAATGTATTGTATGCAGAAAACAAACTTTCATGATTTTTATTTTGAGATCATTGAAGATAACATCATTCCACCTTTATCTTCAATGGGTGACCGCAGTTAGGGCACTTATACCCACCATCGGTCTCTTTTTGTACTTCAGAAGGGGAGGCTAGTTTAATTAAAGGATGATTGAATTGCCTGTATTTTCAATTTAAACATTTCTAATATTGACAACTCATTAGGAGTTAGACCTTTTATATTCTCTCCACATTCGCAACAACAAACATGATCAATGTCATTTTTATGCCCATTAGGACAAATGTATTTTTTATTTTCTTTTCCAAATAGACCTTTACTAGTCTCGAAACTACCTCTATCAGGCAAGCTGTCTATTCTATTTACAATGTTATTCATTATTAGTAGATCGTTTCTATCATATTTGGGCTTATCTGCATTCATTGTTCCTATAGCCTTTTTTAAATCTACTTGAATCATTTCTAAGGTCAAAGAAGGATCAAATAATTGACATTTTCTTATAATATCAAGAACTGATATATCCTCTTTGAGCTTATCATAAATGATTTTAGCGGTTATATCGTATGGTAAATTAGAAATAACTTTGGATATATAAACCATGGATCTATCATATCGCTCAGCAGAGTTTGCATAATGAATATATTTGTCTATAAGAGGATGAAGATAATCTATGGAAGGATTGTTTATCATAAATTCAAAATCTTCATCAGATATAGGTTTTGATTCCTTTATTCGACTTATTACTTTTATTTTCTCTATTGTATCTTGAATTCTTGCAGAAGATATGGAATTTTGGTCATTATTTTCTTGCAATTTGCATGCGGTTCCTGATGCTGATATCATAAACATAGATTTTCCTCCTCCAGATATCTCATCTATGTCTATGTGTAACCCGAGTATTGCATCACCTCCCTTTTTCAAGGTTTTATTTTTTAGATCAGATATAGCTTCTTCCCTTATAATTTCAAGTTTTCTTTCATATGAACTTGATTTGCCTCCAAATATATCGGATAAAGATGCTGCCATGTCTGAAAACATATTAGTACCTATAACTAAAGAAGAGCAGACTAAGCCCAAATATTCTTGAACAGGCTTATTTTCTATAGAAGAAGTTGTTGTAATGATAACGTCTTTCATGATATGTATCTTTTTTACAAAATTACCCAATTATCACATCTGTCATCTTATAAAAGGTATGTTTTGTAACATATACATTATCTTTAAAATACCTTTTCACGGTTGTTCCTCCTTTACTTTGATGTCTACTTCTACAGGTATTGGCTTTTGACAATGGGGGCAAATGATTGTTTTGGCTTGTGGATGTATATCGTTTGGGGAGGCGAAAAGTTCCCACATAGGGACTTCTAGGGCAGAAGCAATCTTCTCTAAGGTGGGATATGACGGCTTACCATTAATCAATTGAGAAAGGCCAACTCTAGTCATTCCTAACTTGTCTGCAAATTCTTGTTGTGTATAGCCTTTTTCTTTAATCAAGTCTTTTATTCTATGACTCATAGTATTAATGTTTAATGTTTTTGCAAAAATACGACTTACTGTTATATGTAAAGTATATACTATTCATAATTAAAGTTAATATATAGTATATTCTTTTCTTTTTGCTTGCTATTGAATAGTATATACTTTACATTTGCATCATCAAAATAAAACAACAGTACAATGGCAACACAGAAATACAACAAGAGTGAGATCATGAAAGACGCATGGAGATTATTCAGACTTTACCGAAAATTCTCTTGGTCTTTTGGCAAGTGCCTTTCTATAGCATGGGATAATGCCAAGATAGAGATAAAAAATAATGAGGCCAAAGCCAAGAGATTGGCAGAGGAAGAAGCTAGACGCATCGAGTATCGCAAGCATGTTGTCTTATCTCATGTCGGTATGGCTAGCCTTTACGGTAACAGGGTTTATTCGGGTGATTGATAACTATACATTAATAATATAAGGATATGGAAACGATAGAGGTATTGAAGAACGTGCAAAGAATTGCGTTGGAGTGTATGATCGGAAGGAAACCGGTACATATAAATGTAGGCGTTATGCCGGAGACGGGCGGTTTATGCGTCACCGTACAGGACAGACTTCACGAGGTGGTCTACATGGAGATATTCAATGACTGGATGCCGGATCACAAGGAATGGAATAAAAAGACCTACGATAGATTCATGGGCGTAATTAGCGACATGACTTGCAGGCTTGCGGGATAACTCGAACGACGGGGAGAGGATCGGAAGTAGATGCCCCTCCGGTAATACGGCCGGAGGGATTTTACAACAATAGCTCCATTGTGGTTTTTCGAGCCTTGAAAAAATAGGCCACGGATTTTGTCATATATAATTTTGTGATATGAAAATGATCGCTCATGTGACGGTAGCGAAAGAAGATATTTAAGGGCATTGATTCCAGTTGCAGACCGTCACAATAGGCAACTTCAATCTTTGCCCTTCGCTTTTTACCTTGTCAAGCGAGACTGGTAATAAGCAGGTAGGACGGCATACACCGGGGTTCAAGTCCCCGGCTACCACTTCGGTCAAAATAAAATCCTCAAAGGTAGTGCTTGACCGAGCTACCAATGAGGATAGTATTAATCCTTTAACGGGACAAAGTTATGAAAAATAAAAATGAATTAGCAAAATATGATGCTAATATTTTAGAAAAAATCGGTAGAGACGAGGACAAGTTTTCTCTGAACGACTTGTGGGTGATTGCTGGTAGTCCAGAAGATAAACGACCTTATGATTGGAAAGATTTAAAGCAGACGAAAGAATTCATGTCTTCTATTTGCAACGTTTTAAATACCGACAAAAACGGTATTATAAAAACGAAAAGGGGTAAAAGAGGTGGTACATATGGTATTAGGCAAGTTGCATTGGAATATGCGCAGTACCTAGATACTGATCTGGCAGTATTGGTTAATGAGGTTTTCTTCCAACGTATAGAAGAAGAGAAGAATCCCGATTTGATCGTTGATCGTGCCATAAACACATATAAAAGAAAAGGTAAAAATGAGCGATGGATTGCTCAAAGGATTCAAGGTAAAATATCCCGTAGCGCATTTACTAGTACACTAGCTTCCCATGGCGTGGAACGTGAAGGTTTCCGCAATTGTACAAATGCTATATATAGTCATTTGTATGGCGGTGGTACAAATGTAATACGTGAGAAGAAGAATCTTCCCAAAACAGCGAACATAAGAGATCATATGAGCATAGCTGAGTTGATGGCAGTGGGCCTTGCGGAAGCTTTAGCCTCCGAGGACATCGAGAAGAATGATCTAAGAGGTAACGGAAAATGTGAATTGGCTAGTGGAAAAGCATCCAAGATCGTAGCCAATGCAGTCATGGAACATAATAAACAAATTAAAATGATAGAAAGATGAGCAAACATAGAAGAAACAGATCAAATAAAATCATCCGTATGCCTTATTTCGCTAGCAAAGGTAATCTTAGATTTATCCAGACGGAAGATATGACACTAAAAGAAGTCAAAGAGTGGGAAGGCAAGTACAAAACCGTTTCAGTCAATTCAGATGATGGAGCTATTATTGAAATGCAAAAATCATATGTATACGGCATAGACAAAAAAGGACACAAGAGCATTAATCATGAAAGCACCGCATTATTTATTGCAGCATGCGACAATGTATGCGAAAAAGAGGTTACACTAGTTCTTTCCTCAAAAGAAGATGTAAGAAAATTACGAGACTATCTCAATAGATACCTAGAAGATAACCTATGATTAGATTTAGCATCACCAAAAACCTTAACTATGATACCTGTGAACTATTAAATGATTGATTGAATATGAAAGACATAAACACGATACTAAACGAAATGCTTTTAACGTCCCAAAGGGACAAGAAGGCGATGGAGCGATTCAACCGGCAATCCTTGAAAATGGAGAGGCTTATCGACGAGCTGGAGAGGGCTTGCGGATTTAGCGGCACCAAGCTCAAGCCACATATGACCGTGTCGGTATACAACAACGGGAGGTCAAAGCCGGGAAGATTCGACCTCCGATCTTTAAATACGCATCTTTTAGCGCAATAGGACGAAGAGCCGTCTAGCCAATAAGGGCCGGACGGCTCTTCACTTATCCCCTTGACGTTGGGTCAGGTTCCTCGAACTTAACGGATAGCCTACTATTCAACCTGTTCCGATCCAAGGCGAAGCTTGATGATCTCTTATGGACAAGGGTAAATGTCATATCAAGATCCGGAACACGCAATACGACCTTGCCTTGTTGAAGGACAGCCACGAACGCCTTATAATTCAGCATATATTCCTCTTGCGTATCCCCGTGTATGTTGAACGTAAGGGTAAGATCCCGGCTAGCCACCTTGGGATTATTGAACACGACCCTCTTCCCGTTTTCCAACCGACTCTCGTTCTCTATGAAATCCTTGTTCCCCGCTGGGGTTAGCAAGGTCTGGATAAAACCCTCTCCCATGGCGACACGATACGTGCCCCATGCGTCATTCCCGTTAATATATAGATCCCCTAACATAATATCCTTGCCGTTCCGTCGTTAATAATCTCCACCTCGCATCCCCCGATATTGACAAGCAATATCACGGAGTAGTTCCCGGCCTCTATCTTGGCCTTGCCCCCGTGCATCAAGATCACCTTATGCACCCTCGTGTTATCGTCATAACTCAAATACGCCACGGTATTACCTATCACACCTACGTTTGTTTTATTGTGAAGCTCAATTAGATCACGATCCACGTATATCCCGTAGGGAGCTATGTTTTTAGCCATGCCTCTAAATAAATCCAACGAAGGATAATTATTCTCCTCGCAAAACTCCCGCCCTTGCGGGGAAAAAAACAGCCAACATAGGCTCTTCCAGTCAGTGGCCTTGCCTGATTCACTGCAAGCCCCTATTTTTATAGCTTTCCTTGTTACATCTCTTACTTCCATATCAAACTATTTTAGTATATTAGCGTCACTTATTTAATAAGTAACAATATACAAAAGGATTGGTATATTTAAGGCGCCAATCCTTCTGTGTTCTTTTTAACTACAGCTATATCAGATTTTATATCTTTCAAATATTTTGCGCTAATGGCGGTATTATCATTGATCTGCTGTAACTCTATATAGATACTGGCGATCATCGTCCTTGTCTCATCCGCCACGTCATACAACGAGGCTATCTTTACAGATATCACGTCCATACTGGCCTTTATATACAAGAGGCTCAAGAATTGCTCGGAGCCTTGCAAGAACAACAGTATCTCCTCTCCTGTCATTTGCAGGGCGGTGAAACGGCCATTTAACTCATCGGCGCTATCTTGAGACATTTTCTCGAAACCTCCGGATGTAGCGGTCTGCTCATATTTATCATTCTTATCCTCTTGGAAATACTTGCTTGACGTATCGAAGACCTTCTGGGCCTCAGCGTCCATTTTTTCCTTCAACTTGTTCAACTCCGCTTCTTCCCAAGGCGAAACGATACCATCGGACATATAATCGGCCAGTTTCTTCATGAATTCCTCTACGGAAGGGGATAATTTCTTCTTCAAGAACTCAATGATAGCCGTCTTGATCAAATTTTGGACAATCTTAGTCGAAGCCTCTGCCGCATCAGTTCCTGTAGCCCACGCCTCCGAATACGCTTGGGCGAACTCGTCAATAGCGGACATGACATCGGTTCCTGTTATAGCCTCTACAGCTTTCTCCTTATTGTCCTGCAATTGAGCGTTGATATCCTCCAATTGCTTTTGCCAATCCTTGATCCGGTCATCGTCGGTCTTTTTCTTGTTTCTTTCCTCCTCGATCTGTTGTTGGATGATCACTTTTTGCTGCTCTAGCAATTTATTTTGCTGGTTTATGAGCTTAGAAGCGTCCGTAGAATAAGCCTTTTCTATGGAACGGCCTAGTTTCTCATACGAGGCATCCAACACATCGATCTGGTCTTGCAATCTCTGTATACGTTTCTCGTTCTTTTTGTCATGGATCTTAGCGATAGAGGACGCTAGAGAGGTCACTACCCCAATAGCAGCACCAGCGGCGGTTCCTATAGGGCCAAATAAAGACGCAGCTTTTTCTCCTATAACACCCAGTTTTTTTCCTATAGAAGCAGCTAGCTCACCAAACTTTTCCCCAGAAATAGCCCCCTCCATTCCTGATGATATAGAATCAAATATAGTCTCAAACCCATCCGCAACTTCTTCAATAGCATTTATATCAATAGACTCGCTTAGTTTTCGAAATGAAGTAGACAAGAATTGAACAGAGGTCATAACTTCATTTACACCCTCATTAATGAGATGTAATGATTCCGTCAGTTTTTTGGGGTCGTCACCAGCGGCAAAGAATCGCCTCACTCCTTCTGTCACCTTGTCAAAAGCGGGTCGCAACTCATCGACCTTCTCGTTGGTGCTCTCAACGCTTTTCCCTGCCCTATCCATTATTTCAGGCATATCAGACCAAAGATCGAATTGCTCTTGCGTTATGCCTAATCCCTTGCCTTTTGATTCATCCCATTTGCCGGACTTAAGAAACTCCAAGGCCTTCTTACCCTTGGTGGATATCTCTATCAACTCCTTTAGAGTCTTGTCCTTCATGTCTCCAAAAAGAGCGATTATGGCATTGGCGGTATTGCCACTTTTTATCTCAAGGTCGGAAAGCTGCTTATCCCATTCCTTCCCTAGTATCAATTTCTCCCCCTCAGTCTCAGCAAACGCTATTTTTCGCCCGTATTCGGCGGCGAGTGCCATTTTTTTGTCTTGATAAGTGCCATATTCCTTAAGGTAATCATTCATGGCTTTACGTTGAGCCTCGATCTGCTCGTTCTCTACTTCCTGCGTAGATCGCATACGGGTAGCCTGAGCCTGCGTAATGGCAGTTTTTACTTCAACCGTTTGTTCTTGCGTGAGCTTCCCCCCTTGAGCCTCACGCCACTCTTTCTCCCTCTTACGGATAGCCTCTATTTCACGATCGTAATCATATTCTATTTGGGCGATACGCTTATCGGAGCCTTCTTCCATAAGATTTATCCTAGATTGCTGGTTCTTATTTTGAAGATCAAGTAATTGCTGATTAACACGCTCTTGTATTTCTTTTTGTTTTTCAGCCTCTTTCTTTTGTCTTTCTGTTTCTTGTTGAGCTTTTTTAAGTCTATCTTCTTCGTATTTATCGTACTTTTCAATGCCTGAACTAGAAAGAAGATCATCAGCCGCCTGTTCTTTTGCCTTACCAAGTTCAAAATAAGCGTCCGCATTCCGCTTCAAGGCTTGCGCGTCTCTATCTACAGCTTCCGCTTCATGATCAAAACTTTTTGCCCTATCTTCTACTAATTGTTGATGAGATTTTATATTACCAAAACGAGTATCTTGTATAACCCCGGTTGCGTCAATTTCCTGTTTTTTACGAGTTTCACTTGCTTTTTCTCTAATTTTATCTGCCTCTATTTCTTTTTGGATAGCCTTTTTATATTCTTCGGCAGCTAAATCTTGAGCGGCAGTAGCTTGAGCACGCAATTTCAATGAGTTTATGAAATTATCTGTATTATCCACAAACAAATTCTCAGCATCTCTTACAGACTTAATCGAAACCCCCATCGAATCAAACGCATCTTTATTCTTCTCAATAAATTTCTGCTGTTCTTGCAAATTACCTGCAAGTTCTTTCCACTGTCTTTGATATGACTTAAACTGAATAATCAACTTGCTTAATTCTCCGGAATTTTTAGAAAAAGATTGGTTTAGCTCATCTTGTAACTGCTTTGTATTTTTTATAGCCTCGCCTGCTCCAAATAATTTTTTCGTCCATTCGATAATATCCTTCCCATAGACAGATAAAAGCGTTATCGCCGCAACCAAGGCCGTTTGCCAGCTGAAAATAGATGTTATCAACTGCTTCCAGACAGGAGCCACTTTTGCCACGTCATTATTTCCTGCCGCTACAGCCATCTTGAACGCCTTATACTCCGCAGCGGCTTTCTTCAGCTCATCGGCAAGCATCGGCAAGTTATTTGATATAGCCAAAAAGAATGTATTCCAGCCAACAGCAAGGGAAGGCAACTCCCTTGCGACCTGTTGAACCGACACACTCAATCCGTTCCAACTACTGGCGTAATTGCCGACGTTCCGTTGATATCGTCCGGTAGCTTGCTCCGCCGAACTAATCTCCGTATTCAAGGCCTGTATCTGTTTTTGCAGGTTAGTCCCTACGGTCGCTTTCCTATCCGTAGCGGAAAGGCGGTCATACTCGGCATTAAGCAACGACAATTGCTTTCTCAACGCTACAAGGGAATCCGAGGCTGCTCCCTCGATCTTGATATTGTCCGAATATTCCTTCCTTAGCTTCTTCAAGGCCTCGTTCTCTAAAGCGTGCTGCCGGGTCTTCTCCTTCAGGTCGGTTAATATATTAGATCCCTTCTGGGAATTTTTATCCGCATCCGAGAGAGACAAGTAAGACTTATTGAGCTTTTTGATCTCGTCACTTAGGCCTTTAACCTTCAGTTGTTGCTCGACAAACACATCGGTAGCGTTATTCAATTCTTCTGTTATCTGACGAGCCCCATCAATAATACCATTAGAGACCTTAAGCTGCTCTATTACCCTTTGATAATTCTGCATCTGCTGCTCATAGTCCTTTAGTTTCCGTGTCGCCTCCTCGTATTTCCGGTTTAAATCGTCAAATCCCTTGGTATCTGTAGATACATCGAAATCCTTCAAGGCGGATTTCAACTCCTCCACCTCCTTTCGAAGATTTATAAGTTTCTGTAGATCGGCATCTACCTCGAAGTTTAGTTTAGCCATTAATCACCCTCCTTTCCCTTTCGGTTCAACAAATCACGCCCGGTTCTCTCCACGATCAAATCACCGGTAACGCTATGCAATATATCCTTCTGCATGATCAGAAGGTTTCGATAAGGTATTTTATAAACCACGTCCTCATAAGACAATCTTAACGATTCCATGAATGTGGCCACTTGCCCTAGCATGGTCTCATTACCTGTCACTTTGGTGTCGCCGCCATTCTTGCCACGCTCTCGGCTAAGGCGGCACAGACGAAAAAATCCTCTGCGGATATGAATTTAACGACAGTCTCCAACGCCTCCCTTAGCTCATGAAGGGTCGCCCCCTCGATCTCCTCATATCTATCGGCGCTCCCCAAAACAAACACTGACAAACCCTTTAGTATATTTTCCAGTTCGTTCCTCACCTTTTCAAGATCCTCCTTGCCCGATGTTGTCTTATCAATAAGAGATAGGTATTGTATACCTTTGCAAATCGTCGCTATTGTAGGAGGACTTACCTTATACGCCTTCCCCCCTAGGACCACGACCTTGAAATCCTCACCTAGGACAGCGTCAGCCACTAAACTAGCAGCCTTGTTCATGTCACGTAAAAAAATTAGAATTAAACAAAAACGGGGACGAACGGAAAATACCGCCGTCCCCGTGCCTATAAGACATATTACATTCAATCCTTCAAGGATTTTCCTTCCACGTCAAACCAATACTCTGAAGCTATTGTCGTGGATGATTTCAGCGGGGTGGCGGACATCGACAAACCAACAGCCCCATCCGTGGAAGCCCCACGACCCACAAGATTCGCCTTAGGGAAAATGATAGCCACGTCATCATTGGTAATAGCGACGATACATTTATATCGTTGCTCGCCGGCGTTGCCACGTTCCCATCCCTTATCCGTATCCAAGGGTTTACCGCCCATAAGCTCGGCCTTGGTAGCGAAGTCATATGCCCCGATCACCCAATTCAAGCTCTGTGATCCTGCCTCAAACGATGACCGATATGTCTGGCCGGTCAACTCATCCTTGAATTCTGTTAACGTACCGTCCTCCTCGGTATATTCATAAGTCCCTTGATGGACGATTTGAACATCCTTGAAAGCCGTAAATAACGTCTCCAAGCTCTCGTATGTGGGTGCAGCAACCAGAGGCTCCCCATAAAGTATCCTTTTTACGCCTATAGCAGAAATTGTTCTTCCCATATTACAATACTATTACATTTAAAACTTTAAATAATACTCTCACATTAACGTAGTGACATTTAAGATCCCTGTTAACCTCAATTCTAGTAGTGTCTACCTCGTAGGTATAAGGAGTGCCATCAAACACCGAGGTGTCCTTGAACACCTCCATGGACATACGTTCCAGCTTATTCATCCTGTCCAAATCAGGCGTTCCTTTCTCGTCCAGATCAGGGACGGCTATATTGACATGAACGAATCCCACCTTCCATGTAATTCCCGGCTCCGAGGAATTCGAGTGTACGGTAACCCTCTCCTCCTCAAGCTTACCTGTAGGCGTATCATCCTCCTTGTACACCCCGGTAACACCAAGTTCCAAGGCTTTCTTATATAAGATTGTCTGTATGTCCGTGCTTACTATCATTGTAACATAGCTATTACTTTAGCCTCGGCAGTATCTATCACGTTTAGCTTATGGATATCATTCACATAGCTAGCGTAATCCATTCCCGCTACGACAACCAATGTCACTCCCTTTGTATGCTTAGAAGCCAGATCCCTAGCGTAACTAAGCCCTTGCCTGCTCCCTTCGCTTCCATCCCCGGACTTTCCTTTAGCCCAGAACTGGACCGTCTTTTGGGATCTGGTCGTGAAAAAAACCTTCTCATAATTTTCCCCACGTCCATCTATCCTCTTAAACCCGCCTTCCTTTACGATCTTACCGTCCATTGATATGACATATCCCAATGAGCTCCTCAAGTTTCCGGTAATATTGTTATATTTACCTTCTTGAACGGCGGTCTCATAAGCGGATTGCCCTAGTTGGGCTAGAAAGGCGAACACCTCACGATAGGCCTCCAAGATGAAATCATCCACATCGGACAAATCATAACTTAACTTTATTATTCCAGCCATATTTGCCCGTAATTTAGATAATCCGTTAGCATCGGGTTGATAACAACGCCACTACTGCGAATACTCCCATCTTGGTTCAATACTCTCACGATATCCCCGGCATCAATCTTGATCTTATCTGTCACGACACGATATTTGTAATCAAAGGCTACGCCATTTACCGTATATACCCGATCGGCGCTCTTATCATAGCATTTACATCGTCCCAGTCTCTCCCATAACTCACCACCAGTCCCGGGAACAGGATTGCCATTGTCATCGTGATCATATTCCTTGACAACCTTTCGTTCTAATATGTGAGGAGCGTAATACATATCAATAATCCGTATAAGATGAGACTACCCCAAGACCGGAAGACACATCCGGGCTAACACCGTTCCGTTCGCACAGGAACAAATAATACCGCCGGAGGCCGTCCTTGTCCCAAGAGACAGAGAAGCCGCTCTCATTGACGCTATCAGGGCGCAATAGCAGCGACGGGATGATCTCTATCATCCCTGTCTCTACCTTGCCTATGGATTCACTAGACATCTCATCGTCCGGGGATAGCCCCGATTTGATGCTGAAATCCAGCATATCCGCCTCGGATAGATCTCCATAAGCCGAGAATTTCTGCCCTATGTAGTCTCTTATCGTCATGCCTCCACCGTCAATGAGTAAATGCCATTAATCTCGGTAAGGACCGGCAAGGATAGCGATTGAGCCTTGGTAAACTCTACGCCATTGGAATTGTCCGTCTCGCCCTTGCCCCATTGAGAGATACGAATCCGGCCATAATTAGAGTAAGTAACGCCCGGTTCCTGTCTCAACTCATTATCGGCGTAAGCGTTCTTGATGACGCCTAATTTACCTGCCGGGACAAAGACGATATTCTTGTCGTTCCAAGGCTTGTACTCGGATAGCTTGCCGTTGTCTTGGATACGGGTGATACGTCTCACTGTCTCTATGACAGGAAGGTCATTAGAGCGTAGGAACTCATTCAAACCGGACATCAAAAGAGGAGTGCCGGATTTGTCGGTCCCAAAAATGACCTGTTTCATCTTCCTGCTCTTAAGCAAATAAGACAATCTGGCCGGAGACATCAATATCTTATCAAACGTCACCTTGTCTTGGGCCGCATCCACGACACCTTGGATATCCTCGAAAGGATCGACGTTGTCCTTATTGGTATCCGTCCAGTCAAGAGTAACGCTAGCGATATTCTCGGGCGGCATCTTGTAATCAATAATACCACGTACCCCTCCTTCAGGGTTATTATTGGCATTAAATGTAAATACCCCCTTGTTAGACAAGGCACCCAAGAAAATAATATCCAGCTTAGATTGTACGGATTTGACAACGGTAGACACGTTATTCCACATCAGATTAATGAGCTGCTGTGTCTTCTGGTCATCCGTCAACATCCTAGAGTCTAGGATCTGCAAGACCTTGCGATACTCCTCGATCGGCATTGAGTAACTCATCTGGTGGGTAAGGACCTTTTGCTTCAAGGTCTCAAGCCCCTCCGTACCCAAGATCGGTTCCTTTCCCTTGGAATCAAGGGTAGCCGCCGCAACGCTCAAGTTATATTGCCCGATCAGCTCCTCAAAATTAAGGCCGATAGTCGGGACATCCCAATCAAGATAACGCTCGTAGATATTCTGGTCAAACAAGCGCTTGCGAAGCTCCGTGGCAGCGTCAATACGAATCTGAACCTCTTTCGTCAGTTCGCCAAAAATAGAACTATAAACATCCATCGTTCACCTCCTTACTGTCTAATATACTTAATAGTGGGATTATTCTTCATGCTGAATCCCGTCAACCATGAGGAAGGGACTGGATAAGCCACATCCTTAAGGATAAGGACCTCATATCCCGCCGATACCGTCTGGAAAGACATATTCTTCGTATAGACAAACGTTGTCTCAACCACAGCGTCAGGCTCATCCGTTCCCACGGCAAGAATCGCCCCTTCTGTAGCAGACTCTACAGCGGCAGCCAATGTAACCACGTCATAATCAGAGTTGCTTGAATCTACGGAACTCACGTTCTGCCCACCAATAGAATCTCCCTTGGCGACAAAGCTATCTTTCCCTATACGTGGCTTAGTGGTCGTTCCTCCGGCTAATACCTTAACGGCCTTACAGATCTTGCACTCCATGCGATCAAAGTCCAGCTTGATAGGAGTGCCCTTTCGCACGATTGTCCCTTCCGCCAACTCAGTGGTTAATTTGAAATCCCCGGGAAGGACTGCGCATTCCCCGCGCCAAAAGACGGGGAACGATCCTTTAATCTTTGTTTTGTTAAATTCGATACCCATAATCTTTTACTTTAATTAGCGTCCGGCAATGATTTGGCCCAATCCTTAGCGAGCTCCTTGCTCTTTTCCTTGGACGTAGAGACAGAGAACGCCGAACCTTTTTCCTCTAATCCCTTTGCGACCTCATTTTGTCTCACCTTGGACAGATAAGTATCAATCGCATTATCGTCCATATCGTCCGTTATAGCGAAGCCCTCCTCTATCCGTTCCTTTGAGATCTTAAGGCTCTTGGCCTTGTCAAGGATCAGATTGTGTCTTTCAGCACGTGCTTTCTCCTTCTTAGCTTTATCATTCTCGGAGGTCAAGAGCCGGATTTTCTCGTCCTGCTCCTCACGATACTTCTTGAACCAATCCGGCTCCTCGTTTTTATCTGGTTGCTGTTGCTGGCCGCCCCCCTTGCCTCTCAACTCCTCTAATTCCTTCTTGTAATTTGCGCATTCGGTTCGCACCTTATCCAAGGAACTCTGGTAAGATTTCAACATTGATTCTTGCCCTGCTACCGCAGTTTCAAGATTATCGTCCGTAATCAGGCCAGTGGACCCCAATGATTCTGCCACGGACCTCAAAACATCCTCCGTTAACCCAAGATTTGAGTACTTCTGTTTTAACTGCTGGAAAATCTTCTCTTTCATGCTATCACTTTTATTTTTCGCATAAAAGTATTGATACATAAGCTTGTAATAAAATAAAAACAGGCTATATACATGACAATAGACCGATTGTCACAAAAACAATAATATTAAACCATTCGTGCCTATTGCTTGATAGGCTGCGCATGCGCCGGTACATCCTTTAAATCGAACGGTCCGGGTGTCATAGCTTGTATGCAGAGATACAATACGCCATCCTGCGTGTAGTACTTGTTGAATTCAAGCTCCATATTTTGTGTATATGGAATAGGATCTTCCATAGTGCCGGCGTGTCCTTCCGCGTCTACTCTTTTCCACAGGCTTAGGGTCGCCGTACCCGGCTTCCAGTTATCTTGCGTGATATGGTCTTTGATACATTCCCACAGGATGTCCTCGACCCGGTATCGCTCACCGGCTTTGACATTTATCCCGGCTTCCCATTCCGGGTATCGATCCTTGACCTGTAAGGCTTCCGACGGGGTAAGGTTATACGTGTTTATCTCCTCGGTAGCCTCCTTGTCCAGTTCGTCCAATGCCAACAACCTGCTGAGTTGCCTATTGATTACGGGCTGCTCTTCTTCCGGATAAGTCCATTCGTCGCTATTCAATAGCTCTATGAAAGACGGGTCGTCGAATTTATAGCGAGGGAAGTCCTCCTCGGCAAAGGGAGATAGATACTCCTCATGCAAGACTACCTTGCTTTGATCCACACTCGTTCTCATTTCGGGCAATATCTCGATTCCGTGAGATTTAGCCCATAATAAATCCACTATAGCGTACCTCATATCATTTTGCTTTTAATGTTTGTAAATAATCATATGCTTTGATACAGTCGTCTTTGGATAGGATATGGTTGTAAATGGCTAAATTCTTTAAGGCGATTTTAGTAAAGTGGTTTCCATTACTACCAATCATTAAGTACTTATTACTACTTGCGATAGGTTGTTCTTCACTAACTAGCATTTCAGACCAATCATCAGAATATACACGTCCATCTGAGCAAATAGCCTTTAAAGATTTAGTATTTAAAACTTGTCCTTTACTTGTGTTATTTATGTATATTATCAATCCATTATCTTTGTCAAACACAAATAAAGAAGAAGGTTTTACGATACCCGCAGACCCCATCTCGTCAGCCACCAGCTTTATCCCTCGCAAGTCTATGCCCGAGAGATCGATCTTGGATAAGTTGATGTCGTTTAGAGCTATCATTGCAGTATCGATATTTTAGAGATTTCTATTGTCGACACGATCCTTACTATCTGTCCAGATTTACTACTACCCCATTCTCATACAGCTTGACATTTCGAGCTAGATAAGCTGCAACTACCCAATTATCACCAGTAATACTTCTCTCTAAGACAATATTACCATTATCTTTAAGTTCTACATGTAGAACTATATCGCTTGATTGGAGCGATATAGAATCCGATATATACTTATCTCCTTCCTTTCGGAACATTACATCCTTTACCATAATATTTAAAATTCAATTTTGTGAATAAATATGCCTTTATATACCATTTAACAGTATTTTTTATTTAAATAATTCCGTAAGACCTTTAATTTCGATTGGAATCATCCGGGCTTTTGGAATTTTCAATCTTCTCTTTTCTATTATCTTGCGTCTTTTCCCGCTTATCCTCTAATATCCGTCGAATCTCCTCCTCCGGCTTATCAGTCAAGGACAGCATATCTACCGCCGTTTGAAGGGACACCAATCCTGACTCATAGAGTTTCGCTATCATATCTATTCTCTTATCCTTATCCTCGGCGAAAGGCTCGGAGAACTCATGTTGCAGGTCGAGCCTGCCTAACTCCTCTCTCATGCCGATATGAGTTACGTTCATCATGATAGCCAATATAAGATTCTTCTCACGGTCTATTAATATATCATATATCTCTTTCAAGTTATCCCTTTTCATGTATCCAAGGGCCAAGGCCCTTTTCAATGCCTCCCCGGATAATGTCCCAAGTCCCTTCATGTTCTCGTAACTGAAATCCGGGGTGAACGTATCGAATAGTATGCTTGATGACAGGTCTTTTTTCTCCGCCTCTTTCATCGTGGAATAATCGGGCGGAACTAGGTACTCGGCAGCGCTTTTGTCCTTATCGGACATGGTGATAACCTCTCCTACCATATTAGATCCTCCCCCTACTATGCTCTGAATGACATCAGCGGTTAATTTCAATTTTGGATCGGAGAAATAATTATTGGAATCCGCCGCCTTGCTATCAACCGCTTCCTCTCTGTCTATACGCTTTTGCACCCCATACCATGCCTTGTTTTGACGATAGTAGATAACATTTATTTTACCCGAAGGATTAAGCAATGGCGTAACATCCCATCCGATATCCGCTCTCTTGCATCTATAGATGTATTCCGGGGTCTCTATATCAAAATGCTCTACGGACTTATCGCCCTCAAGCAACGTATATCCATAACCAAAAGCTATCATGTTATCCCATTGATCAAATAAAGGCCGCAATGTATATCCTTTTGATTTGGATATAACCTTAACCTTTACTTGGGGCATACCATTTTCCCTGTATATATGATAAACCTTAGCGCTCTCCGTCTCCGCCCCAGCCAAACGCTTGGCCTCCCGGATTGTCGTGTTGAATCGAGTATCACGGAGAAAATCACCGAATGCCCTGAAAGCCTTATCCGTATCATCCGATACAGCTTTCCACAAGATAGGCTGCCCGAGGAGAAAAAACAACTCGACCTCATTTATATACGCTTGCCTTCCTCTTGGCAATTTCTCCGTAATATACGGTTCTTGATTTTTCCTGTGCTTATTAGGACGTTTATTAACCTCATGGGATTCCGGGTTATACTCCAAGATCGATTGGGAAACATCCCTGTCCCGGCATTGCATCATTGACATGGCCCGGCTTATATCCCTATCCTTGATAAGGCTGACAAAGTCCCTCTCCACTCCCAACGAGTTCAATATCTTGTTTTGGAAAACCTGAAATATAGCGTCTATGTAATTCATGTTAAAATCCTAACTCCTCCTTCGAGTACAGTCTTGTTGTTAATACTTTTCCTAGAAGCTTGCCTATCGTCCAATAACGTGCCCCATCGATAAGATGGTTATACCCGTCAATAGGCTCATTGATAAATTTACCGTCCTTGTTTTGGGCGTATACATAGTTCCTAAGCTCTTTTATCAAGTTTAAAGATCTCTTGGTGACACAAATCTTATACTCCATCATCTTGATAATACCTCCCATAACAGATCCCTTGTACTTGTCCGCAGGGTATATGATTATCCCCGCATTTGATATTTCTTGTATAAGCCTTGGATCGGCGCTGTCAGCGTAAACCACCAAGCCAAGGTCTTTCAATACCTTAATAATCTCCTTGGTTAACATATGGGTACGGTAACATTTCTCGTCAAGATATAACCTATCATCAACCAATCCGCATCTAACTATAGCGGTAGGGTCATAGCTATATCCAAAGTCAAGCCCTAACGCCACATGCTTGGCATAGGAAGGGAACTCGTCCACGATCTCGAAATCAGGGAACACCAACCCTTCGGCCATCGCCCGCTGCCCTAACCCATAAACCGCCCAAAGCACCTTATTCTTATTCTTCAATGACTCTATCTCATCGATGATTGTTTGCTCTAAAAAAGGATTGTCCTTATAAGTGGATATAAAATGATACGTCCTAGGGTCATTGTTTAGATCGCAAATCCAGTGCTCGTCACTGAACGACGGGTTATAATCAATGACAGAGAAAAGAGTGGTACGCATCACCAGTTGCTGCCACTCAAGATAAGATATCTCATTTCCCTCGTTACAATAAAGTATATCACGTTTCCTTCCTCTTATCTTCTGCTCATCATCCGTGGAAAAGAACTCCACGAATGATCCATTTGGGAACGAGTAAACCATCTCCGACTTGTTCATGCACCTATTATCCCATATACGGAACTTATCGATCATGATTTCCTTGAAATCCCGGAAGACAGATCCCTTCAGCGCCGGCAATGTCTTCCTCACGATAGATAGAGACAGCTTAGGGTTATGAAGGATATACGCTATAAGGAATATCAATATGTTATAAGTTTTACTGCTCCTTGAAGATCCTTGGGCAGATATGATCTTATAACCGCTATCCAAAGCGCCCTGTACCTCCGTATATATCCTAGTCGTCTGTATCACCATTGATAACGTCCTCCCTCTTGTCAATAACCTGAATAGTTATGGATTTATCCTCGCCATCTATATTGACCTCCGATTTGACAGGCGCATCCCATCCCATCATCTTCGAAAGGCGATCCAAAGCGTCTATCTTGGAATACATCTTTACCTCAAAGCCCTTATCCGTACTTTTGACCGATTGGATAGCTAATTGGAAAGACAAAGGCAGTTTAGACAAATCTTTTATCAAGAAGATCACATAGTTCTTTCCCCTCTTGATTTGCAACATATCCACGACATTGGCCCGTGCTATATTCTTAAGGATATCAATAGCCTCGTCTTTGGTTATATCCGATCTTCTTTGTAAATCAGCTTGCAACTCTTTTACCCTTACCGCTATCTTACCGTTGGCTAGAAGCTCGCAAGCCCTTATATTAATAGTCTCGGGTCTCATATTCTCGCAAGAATAAGCACGCCTATACGCCTCGGAAGCATTGCCTGATTCCAAGTAATAATTACAGAACTTCTCTTGCTTGATTGTCAATTTCATGTCTTTGCCTTGAATAAAGATCAAGACCAAAGTTATGTCATCGATATTTATGGTCATAAATAAAGAAAGGGCGATTCGTGACAACAGGTAGAATGTCACGAATTACCCCTAAAAAACCACAAAAT